GGTGCGCTCGATGATCTCCATCAAGTGAGCCATCGTCTCTTGCTTCTGAAACCAGCACCAATAGATTCGATCGCGAATCCCTACGCCGTGAATCCTGCCAGAACTGATCGGATCTTCGTAAGCCCCGTCCTCGATGATGTGCTTATGCACGCATATCCGAGTGCGCTCCCACGTCTCAAGGAAGTAAGCAGGACCGTACTCAGTAAACTCCAGCTTGCGATTGCCCAGCACAACGTCTTTCAGCGGCCATACCGTGCTGACCTTGATCCCGATATCTTCGTCGCTGTACCGTGCAGAACCATCGTCGAACCTAAACGCCAGCTTGTCTCCGTTGATCGGCTTCCAGCGCTCGATAACGACCCGCTTCTTTCCGTTGATACGACGAAAGCCGTAGATGTGCTGAATCGCGTATTTGCCGTACCACAACGCCTCTTGGAGGTTGCGCCGGTATTCGGTGAAATACGGCGTCGCATTCATAATCTTCGTCATATCATCGGCAAGAGTTTTCTGAATCGGATCGTCCTTGTCGTCCGGTTCGATGTGCCAGTTGAGCAGCGCGCACATTCGCTGCCGTGCTTCAAGGCATTCCATGATCGAGCAGTCGTTCCGCATGAAGCGGGCGTTCTCAATCGAATGCTTGTAGGCTTCATCGGGATTGCGATAAACGTGCGAGACAGTCGAGATTAACGACTGAAACGTCCATATATGCGGGATCAGGTCGCGAGAGTATCCAGGTGGAACTGCCTCGTTACCTGCGGACGGATCTTTCTTCAGAGGTTCGCCGTTGTCGAGAATCCGCCCGTACCTCGCCGGGATGCGTTGGCCTTCGCGATAGACCTTGCCGCCGAAACGTCCGCCACCCTTGGGGGCTCGATAGTGCTGATCTGCGTTACGAATCATGGCAATGCCTTAAACGAACAAAAGCCCGCACCGGGATACGTTCCTGATGCGAGCTTCGGGGGATTCCGATAACTCTTACTTACCGCTTCTCTACCTGTCGGATCTTCTCAAAGCTAGTCTTGGCATGATTCAAACGACCACCCTGATAATGCAAGGAAACATGCAGCGTGCCGTGCCGTTCATGGGCCACGGCGTCTTGTACCGGCGCGGCTATCTCTTCGGCCAATACCTCTAGCGCACGAGCAGCCTCTTGCTTCTGTTCGGTTGGCGTCATTTCTAATTTCTCGGTGCCGATCTGGTTCTGAACCCACCTGTAGCAGGTAGTGTACTCGTTTGAAAGCCTCGTTGTCCACTTCCAAGATCCGCTATCGATCGCGTACGGAACCCGCCTTGTGTTGCGCGGCGTGCAATGTAGACCCCGCCAGCTTCCGGCGTGACCTGCCCTTGCACGAGTGCATACGTGTACTTGTGGCCCCAGACCGTACCGCGAACTCGCAGCATCTCCCAAACGCCGGTGCCTGGACTCTTGACGCCAGGGCCAACCTGCCCGCCAGCATCCTTGACCGCCTTGAGTCGATTATAAACACTCGGCGGAACGCGGTAGTAAGCATAGGTCGCCCCACGCTCATTCGTCTTGCCGCCGACCGTCCGGCCAGTCGTTCCCTTGAGTTGCGACCGGCTTTCACGCTTGCCCTTGCGAGTCGTGCCTTTGACGGTATTACTGACTGAGTGAGCCTTGAATGTCACATAGAGCGTGCCGAGCTTCAATCCGCCTTCCCTCGCGTAACTGAAGCTGTAGACGTTCGTGCTGGCCGGCGTCAGGATCTCAGCGCCGTACTCCGGCTCTTCACCGTGGCGCGGCGGTTCTGCTTGCGTGCGGTATGTGCCGCCGGGGATTGTACTGGTCCGAGGTGGCGGGATCGGCATGGTACTCGTGCGCGGACCGGGCGTTGTACTCGTTGGCGGCGGCGAGATTACTCCCGGCAGTTCATCGTCCGAGAACGCCCGCAGATCAAAGATTTGCTCTCGACTTGCTTGCTGTCTCTTGAGCTTGTCTATGAGTGCATTTGTCTCTTCCCGCTTGCGGCGATCCTGCAATGCCAAGGCCAGTTCTCTCGCGTCGTCCGCAGTCTTAGGCTTCGGCAGTCCGAGACGAGCTGCGATGCGATATCCGGCCGCCCGCATCGCAGCAGCCCCGAGGTTGCGAATGATCCGACCAATGGTGTTACGGTTAAACGGCATCTAGTTCCTCCGACTCAGCAACACGCCGTGCCTCGTATGCTCGCCAAGTATCCGCCGCGACGTTGGGACCGCGTCCGATGAACGAACGCGATCGCTGTAAATGGCGTAGCGAAGTGCATCCGTCGAATTCGAAACGAGCACGCCGTTGGCAAAGAATTCATGGCAATCGGCGACTGACAGATCATACGTTTGCTTCTTCTGTTGCCATCCACCGGATCGAATCGATGTCATTCGTACCGGAGCAAAACCTAGTGGCGGCGTCAATTCATTGCCGGCCAGGTCGTCCATTCTCACCCAGTCATCACCGACAGCTACATTGTGGTCGGCCGTCCCTTCCAGTTCGCGACCGTTCGACATTCCAATGACCAACGTGTAATCGATTCTCGTTGGACCTGCGAACGTCACCGGCTTGTATCCTTGGCGCGTTAGTACCGACTCGCCAGCCACAATCGCTTCGATTGGCTTCTCGCCTTCGCTCGTCAACACCATCGTTCCGGCTGCAAGGCAATGGTTATCCTTATCAACTGGCTCATCAATCGCGTTCCGTGCGCCAGTCCCTTCACGCCACTTGTAGCCAACAATTTCCCTAATCAGATTAACGCACTTGTCGAAAATAAACAATCTCGGTTTGCCGTCCGGCTGAACCATCATCAGAGACCGCAGTAGCTCGATGCCTGGATTGATAGCCTTACTGGCTGGCGTGCATTGAATCCCGAAGTTGCCAAGCTCGGCACGCTCTTGCGCGTCATGGTCTGTGTACGTCGGGCCGTACCACGGCAGTTCGTCGTTCCAATCACGCGAGTGAATCGCGCTGGCATGATGGGCGTTCAACTGCCGAGATTCATAATGTTCATCGTAGACGTAATATCGATCGTCGTGATCGCGGGCAACCCACAGACAGCAAAACGGGTTATTGAACCCAAAGTCTACACCCCGCACCTTTCGCCAGTCTCGCGGAATGCGGAATGGTTCAATGACGTGAATCGACTTACGAAACTCCTTGAATACCTGCCCTCGCAGAACCGAGAACACGCCAATCTCTCGCGTACCCCGCATATCTTCGGGTATCTGGCCCAAATACCAATCGGCCCAGCCTTCGCCTAAAGCCGTGTTGAGTCGGGTATTCAGGTGATAGAATCGCCAGCCTTCGGGCGGATTCTCGTACAGGTCAATCCATTCAGGACTCTTGACCTCGATCGGCGTGAAGTCTGCCCAACCCGGCGAATTGTAGTCTCGGCAGCGACCCATGACCTCCAGAACCGTTTCGTAAGGGACTTCCTCGTTGCACCAGAAGCCACCGATCGACTTGGCCTTCATCGGTGCCAACCCCTGTTCGTAGCTCTTGAATTCCAGCACCCAGCCAATCTCACCTGGTTTCTTCGGATATTTGAGCGATACAGCGTAAGGCCAGTTTCGCCTACTCTTGTACCAATCGATCGAATGGATCATGGCCTTTGGGATGTATTTCGATAGCTTCTCGTTCCAGCACACGTCGCAGGTTGTGTCGTAGGTATCTCCGACGATCCAAAATGGAAGCCTCTCGCGTTGAGGTTCATGGTCGAGAACGTATCGGGCTACTTTGTAAGCCGCCGCCTCAGTTTTCCCCGATCCTGTCCCGCCTAAACAGACAGCGAACCGCGAGATATTATCCTCGATGAACGCCGTTTGCTCATCGTGGTCATTCGGATTGTTCGGGCGTGGCCGGAATCGCTGCAATGGATCTCGACAATACGCCTCAGCGATCGCTCGAATCTGCGGATTAGCGCTCCTGAGCGAAGCGGCCAGTACAGCTTCGGTGAATTCCATACAGACCGCCTTATGCGTCTGCGGTTTCCATCGACGCTTCAAGAGCCTTGTCGAAGCCATCGAACATCGCCTTGACGGCTTCTGGCTTGATCTTGAGCATCTTCGCGGCCTGATCGCA